TTAGCTGATTTTTTGGAATGCTCTGCACGTATTTATATCATTCATCGTACTTTCTAACAACTTAATGTCACTCATTTTTTTATCACTTAAAACTTCTGTATAGATATCCATGGTCATCTGAATATTTGTATGTCCAAGATATGATTGTACTGTCTTTGGTGGGATTCCTGCCTCAAAACAGCGTGTGGCAAATGTGTGTCTAAATGTATGCGCACTAAATTTTGGCATCAGAGGCTGATTTTGAGATGCTCTAATTTTATTAACATTATTTCTTACTGTACGTATCGAACTACCAAGTACTTCATCCATCAAGGGTCTATTATTTCTTGTCACGAAAAGGAGCTTACCAAGAACGTCAGAGTCATAATCAATCGGTGGCAATGTATTGAGCTGCTGTACTTGATCTTCAATTGCTTTTCTGCATATGGAATTCATCGGTACGGTTCTTATACTGGATTTAGTTTTTGGTATGCTGATTTTGTATCCTAAAAAATCATCTTTTGAAGATTTTCTAAAATAAGTTAAAGTTTTAGTAACATTTATAGTATTATTTTCAAAATCAATATCATCTAAAGTAAGCGCTCTCAGTTCTCCTGAGCGAAGTCCTGTATTAACTGCGACAACATATAGATTATAATAGAAGCATCCTTTCGCCATAAAGAAGAAATCTCTTTGATCCTCACGGGATAAGGTAACGATTTTTCTTCTGTCAGTTCCGATTATTTTTATGCCTTTTGCCGGGTTTTTAGTACATAAATCATTATCCATAGCATAAGAGAATAAATCGCACAAAACTGTACGTATATTATTGACTGTACTTTTATGTAACCTTTTACCCAGCCCGTTAAGTAAATCTGTTACCATCAATTTAGTAATTGATGACAATGGCAATCTGCCTAGCACAGGTTTTATATAGCAATGGTATGTACGTATATATATTCTAATTGTACTTGGCTTCAGAACAGGTTCTTTATATACCCTCATCCACTTTTCATACCACTGATCCAAAGTCATATTAGAGTCTACTACATTATTTTTACTGTAATTATCTACAACTTCACTCATTAATGCATTTTTAACTTCTTTTAAAGTTATCCCGTATACGCATCTACGCTTCCCGAACCTATCTGTAAATCGGGCTTGATATCTACCGTCCTTTCTCTGTGAAATGCCCTTTCCGAGTTCTTTACCTTTTAAATCTTTTCCCATTATACATCATCCTTTCAAAAAGTCCGTATGTACAATGAGGCAATTTTCTACATTAATCATATCATACATACGGACTTCTTTCAATTATAAATAGACAATGCTATCTAAATATTTTTCAAACTTCTGTCTTTTTATCAGACACCTGTTACCGGAGTACATGACAAAAGTACATCCCGGTTCTTTAACAAGCTCACGTAGCTTATTCTTTCCTATATTAAAGTATTGAGCGGCCTCATCTATAGTTAGAGCATATTTCTCAGATAATGCGATCATCATCTTCTACTTTCCAAAATCCAAGTTGATGCTCCAAATCTTCTATTAATTTAGTATTGTCACTCTGAATTACTACCTCAATTGTTTTTGGAAGTTCAAATGATAACACTCCTAAAATAGATTTAAGATCTATAATATATCTTCCAAATTTTCCATCAATATCACAATCTTTAAACTTATTTGCAATAGATACAACAGCCGTAGCATCTGCTGAATTATTTAGTCGAATTTTCATAGTTATCCTTTCTTTTTATCAAATAAAATGATATACTATACATGGTTGTATTTGATGTATAGTATTCATACATATAACCATACACATTTTTCTTTAAAGAGGCACTAACCATATACGGAGTGCCTCTTTTTTTTACTTTTAATCATCATATTCCCATTCACGAGTGTGTCTATTATAATGACTATTCGCTTTGCACCGGAAGTCATATTGAGTAGAATCTCCTTTACGAAGTGGACACTCATTACAATGGACACGATTATTTTTATCATATGTGCTATATTTTTCGCATATAGCTTTTTCTCTGTCTGTTGTAAGCATAGTTACACGTCTTCATCCTGTGGCATTTCAAATGTATTGGTTTCTTCTAGTGCAGCAAGTACATTATTCATAGATGAAATAGTTAAACCCATATTATTACTTGAATAAAATACATTCATAGAATGCCATTTATCATTTTGTTTTCTTAATTTATTCAATACATTATGTGCTTTTTTAGAAGAAGAATATTCTCCAAGTAATACAGAACTATTTGCATATTTCATACGAATCTGATTTCCATTATATATAGAAAATGTCTTTCCAGATGCATCTAAATAATTTTCTTGATTTTGACTTCTGATCCACATAAAACCCTCCTATTCATTCTTTGTTGTACTTCCAAATCCGCCATTTCGTACTCCTGCAGCTTCATCATCAATAGTAATACCATATTCAACAAAAATACCCTGAGCGAATCCTTCCCCGCGAAGTACATTAAGATTTTTCCATGGTCTTTTACTATCATTAGTGACTTTAATAAAGATATGACCTTCATTATCAGAATCATAGTAATCACTGTCGATGATACCTACTGTATTATCAAGCTGCAGACGGTATTTGAATCCAAGGCCGCTTCTTGGATAGCATTTCAGTACCCATCCTTCATCAATCTTACATCTAATTCCAGTTGGCACTTTTACTGTTTCACCTGGTTTCATATTAAGTGTAAGCGGTGTGAAGAAGTCATAACCGGCACTTCCTACTGTTGCTCTTTTAGGAAGTTCAATACTACCATAAATGCCTTCTATTTCACGTCTCGTGTCAGCATCAGAGGCGTCTAATTCGAATGTATCACACCAATCTTTCATGAATTCTTCTAAGCTCACTTTTTCAAACTTTGCTATTCTTTTCATTTACAAATCTCCTTTTTTAAATATTCAATATATTCATTCCATTCGCCTAATGAATGGATATATTCTTTAGTTTTTAAACATTTTTTCTTCATATCTTTTTTCAAATCAATTGTCCTATACTGCTTACTTTTTTGAAGTTTATTGGTCAAAAAAGCATCGGTTACCCTAGAGACTAACAAGTAATCCTTGCTGTCCATAGAATCCAAAATAGCGTTGTATTCTGCTAAATCTTCCTCAGGAATAGGGTAATCACATTTGGGTAAGTTCTTAGTCGAGAAAGGACTAATATCAGCTCCTGCAATCGCAGGTTTAAGAAAAAGTGCTATGTATTCTAACTTACGAGCATGGAACTTAAACTCTATTTCTTTGTCATTTTCCATGATACTTCGTACAGTTCCTTCATCTTCAAGTGCCTTATATAATTCTTCATAAGTTTCATATTCCGGTAAACCAATATCATTAGCTATAGCTTTTAAAATATTGTGTCCTCTTCCTATAGATGGGATATAAGCTACAAGAGTAGAAAAGCCATAATGATATATCTGAGCACCACCATAACACTTAATATAAATATCATCAAAACTTGGATCTATTCCTCCAGAATCATCTCTGGGATAATCATTGGTACTTTGATCTATTGCAGCTTTTAGTCTGTAAGTACCTTTATATTTCATTAGATATTTTGCCATTTAAAACCTCTTTAGAATCAGTTCTTTCTTTATAATTCATAGTAATTTTATATAATCTATGACTTCTCCATTGTCTTTCTTCTCCTCCATATCTTTTATAGCATCTTCAAATGTAGCAAATTTGCAAGTACAAATATGTCCTTTTGTAAGATTTACAAAAGAATATGTATGATCTGATTTATTCAGCATAATAGACACAACTACATTGTCTTTTTCTCTCATAACCAAATAAATATTATTCATGTTTATCTTTTAAACTCCTCTGCTAAAATTTCAAATTCCACATCTACATTATCATGTAACTTTAACTCATTGATAATGGTAACAAAAACGCCCACAAGCACCATGGCGATTCTGTAATTTTCATGCCTATTATTACTGCTACTGCAGTTGAAATCCATGCTATTGCTTTTGCAAATTCCATATATTAATTCTCCCTTATGCTTTCCATAAGTTCACTACGAATTTCATCATACATTTTATGTAACTTAGGATTAACAAAAGTCATCCATTCTCGCCGTTTATCCTGTATCATAAGTGCTCTCAACATGGTCCCAGAGATGGGTAATTCTTCACGATTAATGATTAATTCGGTTGTGTTCTTTAAATCTTTCTTATCAAACCATCCGCTCCGGCTATCATCATTACCATAAATCATTACATCTGGATTTTTATAAATATACCGATCCACATTTTGAAGAAGATATCTACCCCAATCTGGAGTAATATCATTTTCATCAGTGAGATCTGATAATGCATAAATCATAATGTTTGGATCATCACCATACACTTCACGTATCATCTTGATTCTAGTATTGACATTCAAAGGATTACGTTCTGTCCCGCATTCTTGAGCGCTACCGACGAGAATAAGCATTCGATCACAAAGTAATAACCCAGTATCAATAAGTTTTTCATGGCCTTTGTGGAACGTTTGAAAACGCCCGCAAACAAGCCCAACATCATATGGTTTCATGTTATTTCTTCTCCTCTTTAATTCCAAGTGTATAAATAAATGTTATTAATAACACAATTAACAAAGCGATATATATAATAATTGCTGAAGGAATAGTAAATATAATTGTAATAAATATATATATCTTACCGAACCAATTTCTATTTTGGACCCACATTTTATATTCTTCTATTGGTAATAATTCATCCACTACACAATTAACTACTAAAATCATTGTGAAAAAAATTTCGATTAACAAGAATGATATAAATATGTTCTCCATTATGCTGCCTCAACTTTTAATCCAGGATCAAATACCGGGATCTTCTCTGATTTAAAAAGGCATCGTTTGTGCATTAAATCAATCTTAGCTTTTACATCCAGATCGTCAATCTCTCCTGTACGAAGATATCTATCAATAACTGTATATGGAAATCCTAAATTGTCCTCATCTGTCTTTCCACACAAGCCATCTATCGGTATCTTTTCAATAAGTTCTGTGGGAAGCAATAATTCATATCCAAGTTTTTTAACTTCATATACAGTTAATTTTCCTAACGGACTAAAATCACCTGCCGAATCACCATATCTGGTTTCATAACCGACATATGATTCTGAAAGATTACATGTATTTGCTACTCTTCCATTATAAGACTGAGAGACAGCATATAATGTAGACATTCTAATACGTGCCGGAAGATTTATTTTTGTCTGTTCGCTGATCTCGATTCCTGAGCTTTCGAGCCTTGCCAGTACACTTCGAACCGTATCTCCAATATTAATCTCGTAAGACTTAATATTAAGAAATTCACAAAGTTTGTACGCAGCATAAATATCTTTCTGCTGACCCTGTGGCATCAGTACACCAATTACACGATCTTTTCCAAGAGCTTCTACACAAAGCGCTGCTACTACGGAAGAATCTTTTCCACCAGAGATTCCTACAATTGCATTGCAGCCGGGACCATTCTGATCGAACCAGTCTCTGATCCACTGTACAATTTCATTCTTGAGTTCTTTAAAATATCCATTGTAATATTTCATCTTATAATCCTCCTAAACAATTAATATATTGTTTAACATTGCCATTATCATATGTCTTTGTAATCAATACGGCAGACACTGTTTGTCCTATTCTTCCATGATATTTACGATATGTGCTTTCATCACTAAGAGAATATTCCACTCCGTTATAGTCTACCGTAATTTCATACTCGGCATAATCTGTCCGAAATTGTGGAACATGATTAATTATACCTATGAAACGAGTTTCTTTCGGTTTATAGTATTCATTAACAATTTTGACTTTTACACTTTCTTCTTTCTTATCAATACATTTAGCGCAACCAGTCAACATAAATGCACTGATAAGCAGAAGAATTAATATAGTAGTTACCTTTTTCATTTTGATTCCTCCTGCAGTTCCTTTCTTACTTTCATAAGAATTTATATGTAACTCCTACTGTCCTTTATGTCTTGACATATCTACTGTTGTTTTAAAATATTTACCAATTGTTGCAATTGTTGCACAAATAACAGGGATCATTGGTTTCGTAAATCTAGTTGTATTAAATATGATATTTAATCCATTAACCAATGCGTCCCCTACAAAAAATTTCAGTATACATCCACCTATGTAAGCAAACATAAATGATAATGCCGGACTAATAACAAGAGTGAAAATCGCAAGGATGATTACTGTAAACGCACCTATTCCTTCTAATGTATTATCTTTTCTGTTCATTTAATTCCTCCGAATCTTTTTCATATTCAACTACAATTACATGTAATCCATATCTTCTTGCAGTATCAATCATATTTTTTGTACCTCGCGATTCACCATCCCAAAATGCGATCAACGTACCAGAGCCTGATTCTGATGCAAATTTTGCCATTTCATTATTACGTCTATGGCCAGCAGACTTTCCATAAACTCCCCATAAAGCTTGAAATCTTATAACGGAGTAACCATTATCAAACGCATAACATTCACCAAGCCTATCTGCACCTTTTGCACCGCCACTGATAACTCTAATTTGCTGAGTGTTATTAACTTGATTCTCTTCGATATAATCTGACACAGTTTTCTTAAGCAAACGATAATCATCAAAATTTCGTGAACCGGCTATAATAATATTCATCGCCTCGCTCATTCATCCAGCCTCCATAATTCCACATCATAATCTTTAAGTTCCCCTTCAATGATTTTATAAATCACTTCCCAATCAGCTCCTCCTCTTCCACAACCAATCTTATACGGAAGTGCTACTGAGGTTCTACAAAGATCTTTTCCTTCTAGTCCATTTTTTTCACGCCATACTCCAAAATGTTGCGAAATATATCTTAAACCATCTCTAAAAGCTTCAATATCTGTATACTGTTTACCATCATATCCATATTTATTTTGTGCGAATAAAGATAATACAATTTGACCTCTATCTTTAAATAAATATGCATCACACGTTCCAAGTAGTTCTTCCGACTCGAACTTACAGAATTCACAAAACTTTCTATAGTGTTTATAAATACCTTCATCATAATCTCTTAATGCTTTAGCGACTCCAGTGTTCATTTCTCCTTGGCAGTTAACCTGATGAATTATAAAATCTGTCTTTGCATTAACGATATTACCTTCAATAATTTTAATCATAAATCTTTTCCTATAAATCCTGAAATGTAAACTTCTCGCCACAGGAGCAAATCACTTCTCCAATAGTTCCAATACTTGTGGGAACAAATTGATATGTATATCTTCCGCCACAACATCCCCCAGCTCTCAATCTCTGTTCCATAGTTTTCAAACCATGTTTCTCAGCATCATGTTTTAATTCCCACTCTCTGATTTTCTCTTGTTCTTTTTCTGAAATTGGAAATCCTCTATACAGATCCTCTTTCGCTTTTTTCAGTTCTGCTTCCATTCTCTGCATTTCAGAATCTTTATAATGCTCATCTTTGAGCTTCTTGTTTTCTTCTTCTAAGTATTTAATTCGTTTTTCATAAGTATCTGCTTTATCAACAATCCCCTGACAAAGATCTGAAACTGAATCCGTAAAATATGTACTACTCATTTTTATACCTCCTTCATTAAATATTTCACTGGAACCCTTTTAGTCAGCCAAACTCCATTTTTAGATAAGTAAAATTTGTATCCATCTTTGTACATCTGTTCACTATTGATAGAATAAACAACTTCTTTACCATGTCTCTTGCCGACAGCTTTGGCGGTTTCAACATCTTTTGACAAATGAACATATAAACGACTTTTAGGAATCAGTCCATTCTGATCAATAGACGCTATATATTTCTCGCCAGTTCCATGATAAAGAATTTTAGGTGGCTCTTTCTCTTCCAGTTCTACATCTACCGGAATTGAATGTCCCTGATTCGCTCTGATCAATGTCTTGTCATCATTGAAAGAATATCGCTGCTTATTGTCAGTCCGTACAATTTCCTCTAAAAATTCTTTGTTGAATCCGGGATTGTTTTTAGCGATACCCTGAATCAGTTCTTCTACATTCGCCCAACCATGTTCATCTATAGTAATACCAATAACTTCAGGCTTATGTCTTAATATAAGACTTATATATCTACTAATACTTTGTAAATTCATTCTCTTTACTCCTCTTTACTCCATAAATGATGAAACGTGTACAGTTACAAAATCACTATGTGCACGAATATAATCCAAAGTTTTTACTGTATCCTCTACAATTGCAATCTGAGACGGCTTAAGCCCAAGCTTTTGTTGCAGCGTCTGAAGCACAGTAAGTTTTTCTGTCTTTTCTAAAGTAAAATAGATATTATCATCCGGAAGGCCGTAATTATCTTTGATAAAAGCTCTTTTGCCGGGGATCTCACTGAAAGGACTCTTTGAACAAGCATATACTTTGTCAATACCTTTCTTTTGAATGAACTCTTGCATTAATTTAATCGGACGCACATCTTTATACGGATTCTCACTGGAAGCTACAAGTCTATCCCATTCATCATCAGTCATACTATGACTTAATTCAGAGAACTCATACGGAGCAAGTACTCCATCTACATCCATTACTACAATCACATCATCTTTTAATAAATAATCTGTAATTTTACTCATCTTTGTTTCCTCCGTTTAATCTTTCTCTAATGTCTTCAAATGTTTCTTTATGATACATTTCACCGTCTTTAAATACAGTTCTTAATACTCCGTCACGAAATACATCATTAAATCCATCCATGCATTGCAACTCTCCATTGTCATCGTGATATATACAACAACACCCTTTATGAGACTTTTTTAAATGACTCGTATCGGTTTTTGGATCTTTATAGATCATAATTGGCTCGCCATTGACAATTCCATAGGTGGCTTTCATAGCAATACCAAACATATCTCTGGTTACAACAACTATATGTCCATCAGGCTCTATAACTGCTGAGAAGCAAAATGCTCCGACCCCGAATACGATATTGTTTGCAGCGAATCCTTTTTCTTTAAGTTCTTCCCATACCTGTTCTACATTGTTGAGAGTACATCCGTCTCCATAGATAATTCCAATGTGCGGATCAAGCACTTTATATCCCTTGCTATTTACTGTTCCGCCGAATGTATTCCAAAGCTTTTCAATTGTCTCTACAGCAATTTCTACCATATCTCCGGAATCTGGACGAACCAGAAGTTTACCATTATGCTGCATGATTTCTTTTTTACAAGCCGGAAGAATATTATCAATCATGTTCCAGTAATCATATGTATCAGATACCATACTAAAGGATGCATTAGGATATAATTCTGTAAGCAGTCTTTTTACAAATGTAATTTCATCACCGTCTACTGCAAAGTTTGAAGCCATGCAGCTATGTTCTGTTGATACAGCGCCAATTCCAATCTTTTCAGTCCAGCAACAAGCATCATAATATGTATCTATATAATCAATAGCAGGAATTGTGCTTGTCTTATCAAATGATAATAACCAAGCAGATGAACATCTTACGGCCTCTTCCATACAAGACATTCCTCTCATACCAAAGTCTGAGCATGCCATTTCAGGTCTTAAAAAGTCATCACAGGTCATTTTATAGTAGTCATTTGCAAGTTCTCTATACATATGACCAATTGTTGCATGAGCACATGGTTTCCAGAGTTCAACCTGCAGGATACATTCGATCCACTGTACTACCCAAGCAAAATCTGGATGTGTGTTTGTAATTTCGATGCATGGGATGCCCATTGGTACTAATGTTCCCTCCGGGATAGCACGTATCTGAATTGGAAGATAACCTAATTTATGAAGTTTCATAATAGGCTTTAGGTCATAACTATTTCCTAACTGTATATCCATACTGTATTTATATGTATGCTCAACTTCTGCTGCTGTTAATTCAAAAAAGTTTTTATTAAAATAATCAATCAGATATTCTTCAATAAATGCCTGTAAACCAAAGAATACCATTTTATTCTGATTCTTGAGCATTGATCTTCGTGGAGTCCAGTAAGATACTAATTTCGTCAGTCCTTTCGGATAGATTTTATTATGGATCTGTTTATATGTGTCTGAGAGTAAAATTGCCATCGTATTCATTATTTTTTATTCTCCTCTTTATCATTTACAACTTTGTCAATCTGATCAGTAATATAATCAACTACATCTTTGCCAGTTTTGCCAACCGCTTGAATATTATCTGGTGTGATTTCATTTACAACTGCCATCGTATATATTGTTTCTGTACTTGGAGTGATAACAAAAGTAACTGCGCTGATGACAGATACTATCGCACATTTCTTCATAAAACTTTTATGAGTTAATACAGATCCATAGTCTATGTCACCCTCAATGAATGCTATACATATCGCAATTATGCAGCATATTAAAATACATCCAGCAAGAATCTTCAAAGAATCTGCTCTACTTGCAAAATAAATCGTCCAAGGACTAATAATCGGTTTCATAATACCTCCTTATCTAAACCTCTCAACAAGTTCAATCTTAGGACTTTCCAGATTTGTCAAGATCGTATCTGTCGTATAAATCTTCTCAATCAATCCATTGTTTTTCAGAAGTTCTCCTTCATAAATAGTATTCTCACAATGAGTTATATAAAGATAAATCTTACCTACACCGGCCTCTTTCAGCTTTTTAGCACTGTGATAAAAAGTTCCGCCTCTACTGCAGATATCATCTACAATAAGGATATCTTTACTTGGTAGCTGATCAATTTCGCCGGATAAATCTAAACCTTTAATCTCTCCAGTCTCCCAATCTCTGTTCTTAATGCCGAAAGCATATGGAAGATGTACTGCTGAAGAATATCTTTTCATAGCTCCCGCATCCGGATAAAACATCATAAGGTTATTACTCGCAATCTTCTTAACAGCATCCTCAATCATTCGATTCGGGGATTCTACATGTACTTTATTAAATAATGCGGCAGATACATCAGAATGCGGATCTAAAACTTCTACTCTTCCAAAATGTAATGAATTAATAGTCTGAGCAAAATATTTTAAAGTAAATAATTCGTTCTCATGCTTGACTCGATCCATACGTGCATCTGGGATATAAGGCATATATAAATTAGGCACTACTCTATGATCCCAACAATATCTAGTAATATATTCAACTGCTGTTAACTCTTCCATTGATTCAAAGAACCATTCAATATTATCTCTGCGCCATCCTCCGATGGGTGGGAGATTCTTAAATAAGAATGTCCCATCCGGATATTTATCAAGTTTGATTTCTACGTCGTTTAATTTAATCATTTAGTTCTCCTCACGTTCAAACAATTTTAATTTCCAGTTATCTTTGAATATTTTATGTATTTCATAAAGAGATATATTAGACTCGCAATATTCATTCATATGAGTCATAGCCAATGTCTTTCGACATGGGATTCCAGAGGTTTTTATGTCTGCTTGACATCTTTCATATAGTTCTTCAACATTTAACTTCCCATATCTCAAAGTATCCTGATGCGGATTTGGAACATTGGTTAAATCTTTTATGTCTGGATTAATCTCTTCCTTATTACATTCAGTTGGGAACGCACCGGCTCCATGTCTAGTCATATATGTACGTGTCACATAACAAGCTTCTATATTAATCTCATCAGTCCAATTTACAGACTTTATAATTCTTGCAGGATTTTTAATACCAGTGTTGGATGGAGTAAGATGTGGGTAATATTCAGTATTATTTTGATCTAAAAGAAGCCCCTGCCCATTTTCAAATACTATGATATCGTATCCATCAAGTAATTGATCATCATTCACGACATGTATGTGCGACATCATAAAATCAAAATCTTCATTGTAATGGTCTTGAAGCCCAGGATTTTTGAAATGATTAAATAATTCTTCTTCCTGCTCAGATAACGTAATTCCCATGCGCTTGAACATATTCATATAATATGACCATGACGATGAATATGAAGTAATATGTTTTTTATAGCGTTGAATTGTATTATAAATACCCATTCCACAGCTTCCGTGTTTATTATTACCGCGGCTTTTCTCGATTATTTGATTTGCCATCATATCAAAAGGATTTGTAATCATACATTTTTCATGAACATACACATGAGGTTTCCATCCTAATTTCTTCAACTCTTCCCATTCTTCCCTAAATACCAGAGGATTTAAAATAAAATCCTCCGGTAAATAAGTATCTGCTCCGTTTAATGTTCCAGAGCCGAAATGGTGAAAGACATGCCGGGTTCCATCTGATTTTAATACTGTATGTCCTCTCTGAGCGCCGCCATTTGAACACACAACGATACAGTTATCTGCATTTTTAGTATAATAATCTGTTAATTTGCCCTTACCCTCGTCACCGAAGTTTGCCCCGATGACAATTTTTATATCTTTCATAACATATATTCTCCTTACCAAACAATAGCTCCTGATTCATCTGTCTCTGCAGAAATTACAGTGGATGAGACTACTACAGGTTCATTATTTTCTGCAGCCGCAACTATAATCTTTACAATTTCATCTGCAATATCATCAAGACGATTAATGGTCCTAAAATGATTATCATCAAGATACTCTGAAAAAGACTCAACTATTCCTCTCTGGTCATATCCATCACGATGATTTACATTAATGTGATAAATATCAAATTTCTCAGATGTTTCCATATATAAATCTTTAGTTTCTACATCGGCCTGAAGCGTATCGCCAGTTGTAATTCCTAATCCAGAGCGTCGTCCTGATACTGGTAAGTACGGATTAAGACGTTCGTCCCCAATTGTGATAATTACGCCTTTTTTACCCCTATTCCAACAATCAAGTTTTGTATGACGAGATCCAAAATACCAAGCAGCAGTATATGACTCGAAACAATTACCTCCGCCGCCAAATTCAAAATAGATTTTATCAAGCTGCTCCGCAATTCTAATATCGGATTCAAACTGTGATGCCTGAATTGGATAATTATCATATGCTAAATCACCAATACCCATAATCATAAATTCTACATCTTTAATCTGACCATATAATTTTGTCATGATTTCATTAAGTCTTTTTGCAATTTCTACTGTGGTCTGTCCCATAGATCCTGTGACATCCAAAGCTAAAATGACTGGTAAAGTATTCGGATGCTCTTCATTATCACAACATTCTCTAATAACACCTTTAGGATCGAGTGCTGCATCAATATTTTTTGCTTTAAACATTTCCTGATTAGAATAACTTCCTGTAACTACTCCTCGTGAATCAGTGCCATATCCTTTTGATGTTGAATAACTTACAAAACTTCTAGTATCCCAACTTCCGCTTCCCATAATTATTCATCCTCCTCTAAATCATCTTCACTATCTTCTGTGTCTGTATCATCCATGCTAAAATCAAACATACCGTCAAATACATCACCAATACCACCATTCATCATCATAAATGGCATCATAGCACTCATTGGATTACTGTCTGTTCCAGTTCCGGTACCGGCCGCTCCATTCATCATCTGGGACATCATCATATATTTAAAGATTTTATTTGCACTATTCTTATCTTTTCCAAGATTACTTCCGAACATAGATACAATTTTTCCATAGAAATAAGTATTTCCCATAAATACATGGCGCTCCGGCAGAATTGTTTCAACTGTAGAATCTTCATAATTGATTACAGTGATCTTTGTTTTATCTGCTTCGATGACGCACTTAGGTTTGCCATTTACAAGGATGATGTCTCCTTTAGCCACCTTATTTGTTGGAATGACGAAGAAAAAGTTTTCATCTACTCCTGGGAATACAAAATTTCCACAGTTTGTGAGCTTACCGGATTTAACATTGTAACTCTTATATCCATTAGAGGTTTTTACTGCGATATTACCACTCATAGATAACTTACACATTCCACTACCAATTTTTCCAAACATTCCATTCATAAAATTATTCATCATTTTAATTCCCTCCATTGTTTAATTTAATTTCTATTGATTACATTAATCTGGCAGCTTTCCATTACATCAAGAGCCGCTTTATGCTTTTCCGGTGTTGATCCTGCGCAGCATGATGCATCAACTGTGATTTTTGCCTCTGGATAATAAGTTTTAATCAAAAGAGCGTTCGTAATAACACAGATATCTGTGCATATGCCAATAATTTCAATATCTAATAAAGAACCATCTGTAGTATTAAATATTTCTTCCCAATTCCAGTCATCAAATCCAAAAGTAGATTTACAACATACCATAAAACTATCGAGATTTTTATAATCAAGTTCATCAACAATTTCCCAACCTTTAGTACCATACATACAATGTTCAGGAAGTTTTCTGCCCTCTGAAGTATCTGCGTAATCTGAATGATGAGTATCCTTTGTAAGAATTACATAGTTCTTATTATTCTTATATTCATCAAATTTCTCTTTTACATTCGGAATAATAGCTTGGGCTTCCGGCGTACCAAGTGAACCGGTTACAAAATCATTCTGTACATCAACTACAATCAGAACCTTCTTTTTCTCTTCTTCCATCTTCGTTCTCCCATTCTTTAATTTGCTGTGCTCCATCTTCAACTTGCTGCTTATCATGTCTTGAATAATTATCAGCTTGACCATAAGCACCTTTATGTCGATATGAAGCATGTCCTTTACGAGTATTAGTTTTTACTGCAGTTCCACCCATGCCAAGTCGTCCACTGTGTCCTTTATGTAACATCCCCTCTTTAAAATCAGGATCGTTCAAAGTTTTATATCCATGATACATAAGTTCTCGTTGACTTATTAATTTTTTTCTACGTTCAATATTTCGTAGTCTTTGCTTTCTCAAATACCCTCTGTTACGTTCCGGCATTACTATTCCTCCAGTCTATACAAAATAATTGGTCCACCTTCAATATAGAACGTCGCATTGTAATCTATAAATTCTCTAGCTTCATCTTCTGTCATATCCTCATGGTTAACTAAAGATTCAACCATTTTTTCGTAATCATATATTGCTCTATCATCAGAAGAAATACCAAGAAATGCATCTTCATAAGATGGATTTGTAAAGAATATCGTCCCTTCGTACCCGGCCTCTAACAATAACCGTTCGGTTTTTGTTTTTTTTGATGCTTGATGATCCTCATAAATATTATCTGCATGTACTTCAATGTCATCATGTAACGTCTCTTCTGGGTAAAGCACTATTAAAGAAATAATATAAGAAGATAGGATCATATCTGCTGCATCCTCTCCTGAAAGGCTGTATTTTCTTTTCAATACATCTTTTAATGCCATAAGATAATCTTTTTCATCCATAGTTATTTTTACACTCCCAATAATTTTAATATCACAGAAATTATTCGACCTATTAAAAAGCCTATCATAATCGGGCATCCTGCTACTAGCATAGCTTTATTATTTATTTGTGATTGATCGAGTGAATCGTTATATATCCATTTCTCCAATTTATCTATTATTTTCTTCATTATGCAATTCTCACAATCTGTTCGTATAGAACTATATCTTTTATTGTTATTGCTTTATTGTCGTGGTAATGCCCACACAACCAACGCTTATAATCAACATTGCGCCTTATTTCTTCCAGATAATTTGTTAACTTATCCGGCTTATATAGTCCATGTGATAATAATGCTGCTGTAGAAGAAGCTGTACAATGTGTTAAGATAAAATCTACCTTATTATTATGTTCTGCCAGATTCTTTATACCCTCATCCATCTCTTCTTGATTTGGCATTTCTCGTTCCCACCATGAAATATGATTGATTCGGTACATTTTATCTGGATCATCTCTCCATTCCTTTACTCTTGGATCGTCAATCTCTAATACTCCATCTGAAATATCATGACTGGCAGCCCCTCCAAAGGTAAAGAATTTTAATCCGTCTATATCAAATACCTGTCCTCTCATAAGATGAATTATCGATGGTTTAATAAAATGCACCTTACCACCATGCCATTCTTCTACCGGATAAGAATCTAATATATCGTAATTCTCATGATTTCCGTCAATAAAGAGTGTTGTGAAATGTTTCTCTTCAAGCCAATTCAGGTACCACCTTTGCTGCGGTGAATCTCTCCATATCCCAAAATCTCCAAGAATTATCACATAATCGTCCTTCGACATCTCACGCTGTTCGGGAAAAGAATCCATATTAACTCTATGGATCCAATCCCCATGCGTATCTCCAGTTACCCAAATCATGTCCGTGATCCCCAAATGAAGTAGTTAACACTTAAAATAAATAATGATATTGCAGAAGGCCAATAACCACCCGGAACAACATTATTCAGAACAATGCTCATGCATATCCCACTGATAATGAAACACACAATATTTTTTAATATCGTTTTAATCATTATTTCGTTAACTCTTTATACTGATCAAGCAAGGTCGCCAGTTCCGGATTCTCAGCCGCATACATTTCATATTTCTTTGTTACATCCATCTGCTTAATAACTGCATCCATATCTTTTTTAAGCTTCTCAGCTTTCTTTCTATTTTCAACACGCTGGTCATATGCAGATGTATCAACTCTACAGATAATTTCTGCAGTAATATTCTTGGCGCATTTTACTTCTGCTTCCGACACAGTTAAAATTTCTTTAATTGTCAGAACATCTTTGTTACAACCACTTACTAAAACCTGGTCTCCGGCTTTATATGTATTGCCATCGTCAAAGACTGCATAATAATAGTCTTTCTTACAACAACAAGTTACTTCTTCAATTACTGCTACTGCATAATATCCTGTTAATTTTGCCATTTGTCCATTCTCCTCTTCTGATTTATATAAATGCGTCAAATATTGTTTTTCTACTTCAAAAATCATAGAATCAGAATTATGTACTGTATATAATTCGCAATTAATGTTCGTGATGATTCCCTCAGTTCCCTCAAGGCGTTCGTAACCTTGAGGGAGATTGGTTAATTTTACATAATCGCCAACAATAAATTTTTCTATTTTCCATCTAATCATAGTTTATTTCCCAAATACTGATTTCAGTAATAAGATTACAAGCCAAATTCCTGTAGCAATCAACCAGCTGAAAGCGACCCCGAAACATAATGTGATTAATTTTATAATTCCACATGTTACGATCCAACTGAAAGCTAATGCCAATAATGACATAATAATAAGTAACATTCCCCTCATATTATTCTCCTTTTACACTTGCTGTTCCTGATGTTAAATCACCTGCATCAACAATTGTTGCAGCATTTCCACCTTGTACCTTCGGCACATCACCATTCCACTTATCAATCTTCTGTTTCTCAATAAGTTCTGGAGTAAGTGACTCAGCGATCTTTTTATTTGCTTCTGCTTCAGCATCCGCTTTAATTTTTGTAGCTTCCGCCTTACCTTCCGCAGTGATTTTTGCCTGTTCAGCTTCAATAGCAGCTTTCTCTTTATCCTGTTCAGCTGCAATAAGAGCAACTTCTTTATCTTTATCTGCCTGTACTTTTGCAGTCTTGGCTTCAATATTTGCAAGTTCCAGTTCCTGCTGTGCATTTACTTTCTTCTGAATAGCTGCTTGAGTTTCATCATCTGTAGAAATTGAAGTAAAGTTTACAGTGTCAATGATAATTCCATATGGCTCAAATTTCTTTTTCAGATATGTGTCAAGAGCCTCGTTCAGTTCTTGACGTTTATCACCAAATACATCTGTTACTGGATACTTAGCAGTCACTTCCTGTGTCCATGCTTTCATTTTAGGTTTAATGAAAGTATTTTTTACACTTTCTCCGGACTGACCTTTAAATCTTGTAAATACATCAGCAACATGTTCCTGATCAAATTTATATGAAAACTCAAGATCTACAAGAAGTTGCTTACCATCTGCAGTAGGAGTTTTAAAGCTTTCATCCTTTGGAGAATCACCCTTATCTTCAGATGTAAGATATGACTGCTCGATACCCACTGAATATAAAGATGTTTTGATCGTTGGAGAAACTAAATGCCATCCCTGAGTAAGCGTATCATCAGAAATTCCTCCATTCATCTCATATTGTACCGCCACGTAACCGGCAGGTACTCTTACCGTACACTTTGCTACACAAATTAATCCTGCTACAATAATCACTGCTAATCCAATACTACCTAAAAATCCTTTTTTCATTAATCTTTTTTCTCCTTGTTTTGATCTTCTCTATTTATTTCATCTGCTGCATCTTTCCAGATTCTATGTAAGAATCTCCCAAATGGATAAAACAGTGCAGATAATAGAAACCATAAAATTACTGCTCCAACTAATACCAAAAATATAAATACCGGATTCATATAATTCTCCTTGCTACGGTATGCGTTTTCTCACGCATACCGTATAATTAAATTATCATTTATTATTCTGCTGAGTCTGTCCGTTCAGAATTTTAACTCCACCGGTAGATTCTACAGTCTTAGCAGCAAGTTCTCTCATCTGAGCATATGCATCGTCAAGTTTCTGCTGTAATTCAACTTTTTCTGCTCTCGCATTAGCCAGATCCTCTGCAAGTCTTTCATTTTTATCTTCCAGAAGCTGTTTCTGATATTCAGCATCTTTCTTAAGTGCTCTAACTTCAAAAGCATTTGATTTATCAGCATCGGCTTTACCTTTTTTAATACCTTCCTCTGTTGCTGCTGCAATCAATGTCGGAATCTCTTCTACTTTTGCTTCTAATTCCTTTACATGATCAGCTTTTGCATTCAGTTCTGTTTCTTTCTCAAGAGCCGCTGTTTCTCTAAGTTCCAAAATCTTTTCTCTAGCAGCTTTCTCATCTTCCCATTTATCATTTTCAGCTTTACGACTGCGTTTCAGATTATAGGTGTATTCATCTTCCTCACGACTACGAGTTAATTTAATTTCATTTTCTCTTGCTTTAGCTTCTGCATTGATAGAATCAATAATTTCCTGTTTCTGCTGCTTCAGCGACTCAATTTCAGCTCTCAGTGTGTCTTTTTTCTCTCCTAATTCAGCTTCAATCTCTGCTTCTTTCGCTGCCTGAGCCTCTTTTAACTCTTCATTTTTCTCTTTATAAGCATTGATCATAGCTGCCATAGCATTGGCTTTTGCTTCAATTCCATAAAGATCATCCAGTTCAATCTGCTTCATTGTAATTGCTTCTGTAAGATCATTGTACTTCTTGATAATCTCCGGATTAAAAATATCTTCTTTAGCTGTTTTATCTGCAGATTCGATAACTTCTACCTTTTTAGCCTTCGCTGCTTCTTTTGCAGGATCATCAATCATTCGGTCTCTTGTATCAAGTTTCTCCACTGCTGCCTTATACGCTTCCATAATTTCTGCCTTTGTTGATTTCATTGTAATTTCTGCCATGTTTTTAGTTCTCCTTTTTCTCTGTGTTTTGTTTAATTAAATTTTTATATCAAAGCTTTAATAGCTTATCAATCATTATTAATGCCATCTTTATACAGAACGATCTTTTTCTCTTCGAGTGATCTCTGTACATCAATTACTCTTTGATTAGTTGATCCAGCCCAATGATAATTTACATCTGCAAGATCTTTGTCAAACATACCATCAATAAGAACATCGACTCCTAATAATACGGGTGTTAAAGTATTTACAATTTCCTCCCAAGTATATCCGGTATAAATCCAAATAGATTTACTTTTACCATATTTCAATCGAATCTGATGAATTAAACTACAAACTTCAACTCTGTTGTTTGCATTTAGCGGATCTCCGCCGGAAAAAGTAATCCCAGAGATATAATCATTATTAAGCTGTTCAAAAATCTCTTCTATTGCTGTATCATCAAATGGAATCCCAGATTTAGTGCTCCATGTTTCCGGATTTTGGCAACCATTACAATAATGATCGCAGCCGGAAACAAAAAGTGTAACCCTTAATCCTGGCCCATTGTTCATGTCATCGTGTTTAATATCGTGATAATTCATTACATTTTAACTCGCTTTCTTAATTTCTTTAGGATGAGAAACATAATATAATTCCATGCGTAGTCTATAAGGTAATTCCATTTTATATTTCAAATATAATTTTTGCATATATTCAACATCATGTCTTTTATAATTAATTGCAGTATTTATTTCTTTAGGTAGAAAACAGCACGTTGCAGGCGAATATATTTTATTACCTTCATATAAGAAATCTTTATCAAGTTCTAATGGATAATTACATTCATATATATTATGGTTATACCATTCAGCAAAAATTTGAAAATTTTGAAATGGTTCTGCTACAGTACATCCTATATATGAGGGTTGTCTTTCATGATATTTATCATCATAACAACGAACAAACATGCTAATCCATTTGATATATTCTTCTGTTTTTATATTATTATTTCTAGCGGTATAATTACCAACTCCATAATATCCTATATTATATACAGACCTTTTATATGGATTTTTTATCTGACCATTTTTGATATTTTGTAAAGTTGTCCAAATAGTGACATCTGGATTATCATTAAATTTTATTAAAATTTCATGTCTTCCAATATAATCTAAAATGGTAATTTTATATCCTTCGTTAGTAGTATATTCTCGTCCAATATATTCTCGAAAATCTTTTGTTATATTACATCGATCTCCTTTCTGCAATTTCAGTCATTTTCGCTTTATTATATCTTGTATCACCGTGAACACGAGTATAACCAATATATCCGTTCATGCGATCTATCTTTGTAATGTCTTCGCTGCCACATTTAGGACACATATCCATATTTAATTCTTCATGGCCACAATGTTCACAATAAGATAACGCCAAATTGACACCTTCGTAATATCCCATCTTCATTGCTCTTCTGATTAAAGTAACAACAGCTTCACGATTGTAATTGATCGGATAACGTACATACTGGATTTTGCCGCCATTAAACAGATTCCAAAATCTATTTTCCAGATCTTGTTTTTGAATTGGTGTAATATCTTCAGTTACATGACAGTGGAAACTGTTGCTCACATATTCTCTGTCTGAAACTCCCGGCACAATTCCATACATTTTACGGAATTGTTCTACCTGAAGCCCGCAAAGGCTCTCGGCTGGAGTTCCATAAATCGCATATAATAATCCGTCCTCATGTTTAAATTGAATAATCTTTTTATTAATGTATTTCATTACATCTACAGCAAACTTACCATCCTCAACTAATGACTTCTTATTATAAAGTTCCTGCAATTCATTCAAAGCAGTAATTCCAAATGATAAAGTCATAGGTTTAAGAATTGAACGTATTTTTTCATCTGGTTTTAAATAACCATTAAGGAAACCACCTTCACAGTATGCCAATGGATTCGTACTAGCTTTCATTTCACCAATATAGTCATATGTTCTCTTATGAATGCTACGTATCATCTCAAGATAATAATCCAATACTTCATAGAAATCTCTACTTTCACGCTGCGCTTTTGCCAATATCATCGGAAGATGAAGACTTACAACACCGAGATTGAAACGCCCTTCGAAAATTGCTTTATCGTTCTCATCCTCCGGTTCTATTCCACCTTTTTCATACCAAGGGCTTAAGAATGCACGACATCCCATTGGACTAACAACCGTACCATATTTTTTGTACATACTTGGTACATATCCTTCACCTGTTAAAGATAACCAGTCTGGATACATTGTCTTCATACTACATTCAATACCTGCATTAAATACATCTTCATTAACCTTTCCTGGTCCATGTAACTTCTCATCATATAAAAATACCAATTTGGGGAATAACACAGGTTTCTTATTACCGGCTTTACCTTGGCCTTCTTTATGAACATTTAAGAATGTAATAGAAGCCATTTTACCAAATTTTGTGGTTGAGAGACCGAATGTCATTGTTACAAATGGATAATCACCTCTTGATGATCCTACAGTATTTAACTTATATTCAATTCCCTGCCAGCCCTGTTCAAAATCACGTTTTACTTTATTTGTTGCATATTCACAAGCTTTTTCTTCAATCAAATGTTCTGATGTTGAAAAAGCATCAACATAAACACCATCAATATCGGAATCAAAAACTTCAAAAAATTCTTTATAATATTTCTGATAACTTTTTTCTGCATATGGTTCCAAAATCTTGTCTACTTCCGGTACTGTGAATCCGCCATACTGCTGTGCAGCAGTGCTCAGGATAATATCACCCATAAC